TTGCTGCTTCTGCCTCAGGAGATTGATCAGCAGGTCCAAGAACTGCCTTGCCAACTTTCTTGAGAGCACCCATGATTCCTTCTTTTACAGTCTCTACAGACTCTTGAAGATCGGTTGCTTCTTCAGAAGTGGTATACATGGAAGCATAAGCCTCCTGTAAGGATTTTACGTCTTTTGCTTCCATTGTAATATAAAAAATTATTCTCCCTTGTATTTAGTATTGTATTGCTTTCCGCGCCAGGTAAACTCTTTCTTACCTGCCTTTCTAGCAGAAGCAAACGCTTTATCAAAATCCTTAGCAGCAGCACTAAGTTCAGTAGAAGGTCTTGTAGGTTTTTCTTCTTTTGGTGGTTCTGGTTTTACTTCGGGTGCTGGTGTTGCTGCAGGAGGTCTTGGTGGAGTATATGGTGGCAGAGAACCATCAGGTCTACGTGGGTCTTCTGATTTCTTAGGACCTTCACCACCACTAAGTGCCAATCCAGTAGCACCAGCAACTCCAACTGGGAGAGCAGATTTTTTGACAGCACCAATAACTCTATCAACTTTAGGTACAACAGGTGAAGCTGGAGGTTGAGGAAGTGAAGGTGCAGTTCTTTGTGGTTGTGCCTTGAGAGTTGGCATACTTCTCTGAGATGCCTTGCCACCAGTAATAGCAAATCCACCACTTTTATTACCAGGAAGTCCCAAATTAGGATTACCTGTAACGTTTCTAAGTTCTTGCGCTCTACCAGACAATCCAGGAATTCTCATCTGACCTGGTACTTCTGCAGGTGGTCTAAGTGGTTGTGGAAGTTTAGAACTTGCAGCAGGAACAGGACTAGTGCTAGTGAATGGTGTTCTTCCACCAGTGAAATTTTGTGCTGTTCCTTTCTTTGTAAGAAGATTTCCCTGAAGAGGAGTTCCCTGAACTTTCTTTGTAACCTGCCTTACCGCTTGTCTGGCACCAGGTTTCTTAAGAACACCAGACATATATCCTACTGCTCTGAGCATATTTAAAAATGCTCTGCCCTTATTTTCGGTCAGAGCAAAGTGCTCATGAATATTATCCTCGAAGAGATAGTTTACAACTTCTGTTGCTTCCTCATCCTCAATACCTTCGGAGATGAGGTATTCATACATCTCTTCGTAAAAGCTGTCCATCGGTATAAAAATACTTTTTAGGTATTTATCAATCTAATGGTCTCATAATACGACGAAACCGCCTTATCAGGGCGGTTCTTATGCTTCTTCTTAAATGCTTTGAGTGCCTCTCTGCGATCCCTCATTGCTTGAGGTTTGAGAGTAGGTTTCTGTTCCTTACTGGAATGATGCTGCCAGTTTGGGGTGATCATTACTCCTCCGTATCTGAAGATACTCTACGTGAAAATCCTTTGACTTTATCGAACATTATGACACTTTCAAATTTGTCACGCATATCTTGTTTGTGAGAGATGACAAAAATGTTGGCGTCTTTGATAACATATCGGATGATCTTGAGGAACTCATCAGTTCCAAATCCATCAAGTGAAGAATCAAACACTTCGTCCATAATCAGCAGGTTGGTGTTTACAGAGTTTTTGACACGCGCTACTTCACGCCAAGTGAAGAGAAGGGCAAGGTCGATTCTCATCTTTTCACCTTCGCTAAAGGAACTATACGAGAAATCTTCATGTATAGGGGACTTCACAGTTTCCTTGAATTCTTCGTCAAGATGGAAGTTAATGTAGAAATCCATCATCTGAAGATAGCGATTAACCTGCTGGTTAATGAATGGAAGATACTTTCTTATGATCTTCGTTTTTACTCCGTCGTCTTTGAGTAGTGAGTATGCAAAATCGTGATGAACGATTTCTTGTTTTTTATCTGACAATTCAGCAAATGTGTGTGCCAGATTGGATTTAAACTCGTCTAACTTTTCATGTTCAGTATTTCGGTTTGCAAGGTTCTCGGTAATAGTTTGAATTTCCTGTTCAAGATCTCGGATTTGTCGTTGGTTTCCGCTAACCCGAGTATTGTTTTGAGAAATGCCATGCGTTAGATTCGTAATCTCCTTAGATAGGTTGTTAAATTGACGTTCTCGCTCTTGTTCAAACTTTATGGTCGATTCCAACTCGTCGAAACCTTCCTTTAGTTCCTTTGCTTTATTTTGAACGTCGTCAATTTTATTTAACCGGAATGATTCTTCTATCTCCTGGGTACAAGTAGGGCATACCGTATTCTCCATGAAAAATTTGTGCTCTTTCGTAATAGCAGATACTTTCTGAGAGATTTTTCCCCGAAGTGTGTTTAGTTTCGATAACTTTTGTCTCGCACCCGTTACCTCTTCTTGCTTCTTTGTAGTATTTTGTAGTTCTTCTTCAAGTTTCTCATTCTCTAGCATATAATTATCAACTTCTTCCATAAGTTTTGTAATCTTGGTATTATTAGAATCAATATTCTGCTTGCCACGATTTTCCAACTCATCTATGAAGTTCTGTTGCATCTTCATCTTGTCTTTGAGATTTTCTTTCTTCAAATCAAGAGACTTCACCTGATCTTTTTGAGTACGAATCTTATCCTTAAGGATATTATTCATCAAAGAAAAAATGCGAATATCCAGCAAATCTTCAATCACTTCACGACGATTCGCACTCGTCAATTGCATGAAAGGAACAAAAGTACTACTACCCAGAATCACAATCTGAGTAAATGATTTGTAATTTACTTTGAGGATATTATCTTCCAATACACGCTGCATGGCACGGTCATCTGCTTCACGATGAAGTTCTATACCATTTACAACAATGTCAAACACATTGGGTTTGATCCCACGCCTAACAAGATATTGACGAGTATTAATTTCAAATTCAATCTCAACCAAACAGTCGCGTTCATTCTGAGAATTGACTAGTTGAGGTTTATTAATTTTACGAAAAGGTTTATTGAACAAAACAAATGTAAGTGCATCCAGCATAGTGGATTTACCAGCACCATTTGTTCCGATGATTAAATTAGTATTATTTTTCTGAAAGTCTATCTCAGTAAATTGATTTCCTGTAGAGAGAAAATTTTTCCATCTAATCTTCTGGAATGTTATCATCTAAGTCTCTGGGAGGAATCACAATATCATTCGGTGTCACCACCGCGTATTTGTAATTATAGCGTTTACAGGTCAAAATTGCAAGGTTATCATCAACCTCTACAACATCCATCGATGCTTCTTCATCTTCTTCTAAATGCATTGCATAACGCTCAGCATCTTCTTCATCCTCAAAAAGAAAAAGAACTTTTTCGCCATACCGATTTTGTACAGCGTAAGCACCCTCTTCCTTTGAATCTCTGAGCGTTAGTAAGAACATTACTCGACCTCGCAGGCTTGTGAATAGACTTTTTGAAGGATTCCCTTGATGATGGTGCTATCACAGTCAAACTCTGCCTCGTCGATATATCGATTTAAGATAGAGATAGTGTTCTCACTTTCTTCAACTTCAAACTCTTCGTTTTCTTGAATAGTGAAGTTTTCTACAATTTTTAAGTCTTGAATACCACAGGAATATAACTTATCTATAAACCTTTCAAATTTCTTAGGTTCGGTTTTCTTCCTGACAATGACTTTTACAATTTTACCCACATATTCAGTAGTATCGAATACTTGATATGGAGTATCATCATAATAGATGTTATAAAAGAGTCTGAATGGATTATCAATCTGTTCAAAATCTAGAGTGTCTGTATCAAAGATTGTGAATCCACGAGGATCGTTTACATCATTCCAGAACATCTCATAAGGATTGCCTAAGTAGAAGATTCGTCCGTTGTCTGATCGTGTATGGTAATGACCCGAAAATGTCCGCTCGAACTTCTCAAATAATGAGCACTCCATACCGTCTTCCATGACGTGTCCGCGATGCGCTCTAAATCCGTTGAGCTCAAGGTGCCCCATCGCGCACGAGCTAGTTGAAACTTTAATTGATTCGATACTACTCTCAGTATTTTCCGCATTAATCCAAGGGATAAACAAAACTTGTAGTCTATCTATCATAACCTCAGTGCATTCAGAATATACATGCACATTCTTATACTGCTTAAGCAACAAATCTACAGAATTGATTGAGTTCGTATCTTTGTAGTATGCAGTATGGTTACCAACGATAGTATGAACAGTAACGCCCAGTTTCTCTAAGCGATCATAATAGTTCTCCTTTGCCCATTCAAGAGACCACAGATCAATAGAGCGACGGTTATCGAACGTATCGCCCATATCAATCACAGTCTTGATATTATTTTCCTCTAGATATGGAAAGAAAACATCATCATAAAACTTTTTAAAATAGTCGTGGAGAAACTTAGAACCCTTACGAGCACCAAAGTGCTGGTCGGTAATAATAGCAACCTTCATTGACGATTTGTCTTGTAAGTAATATTATCCTTAATTGTATTATACTCTGAACTACTATTAGAAAGCAAGCTATCATCTACCATCATAACTTCATCGTAACCAGTACGTTCGATGATTTTAGTTTTGATTTCCAGTTGCTTCTTCTCTTTCTGAATTCGACGTAGAAAGGCGTAGTGAATAATCTGCGTAAAGTAAGCGAAAG